ACATATTCTTCAATGAATATTTTTTCAAATATATCATATTCATCATAACTAGGAGTATAAAAGGTAGGGTTTAACGTCTTTAACTTAGTAGTGAATAAAATACGAGTTCCTACGTTGTTAAACACGGCTTTTCTTATAACGCCTTCATATTGGTTATTAGATGAAAACAATTGTTGGTTCATATTGTAATTAATACGTATGGTCGTATTATTTTGTGTGTCTCTAAAAAACCAATCAACATCAGTATTGGTGTCACCTGAAACAATGTCATTACTGAAACTGGTAAACGCCAATGTATCATTTGTTACCCATGTGTATCCTAATACATTGCTTGATATATTTCCATTAGTTGCAGATTTAGATACACGGGTTAATATTCTTGTATCTAAATCTTTGAAATACAAATTATCTATAGGGTTTGTTGACGAAGGATCAATATTATATGAGTTTGATATAAATGCTACCTTAGTTCCATCAGGCGAAAATGTAGCATTTTTGGAATAACCATTACCATAAATAGTCTCTAAGCTATTTTCATTCAACGGTATTATTGTATCGTTCGAAAAGTCATAAACGAAATCATCTACTAATCCATTTGTGTCTGAAGTTATAGAAGTTCCGGTGGTTATGCGAAATAACATCTTGGTTCCATCATCAGACCAAGTTAGTGTTTCAGGTGTAACAATACCAAAACCAAGAATTTCTGGCAATTCTTGCACACGTTGTATTGATGTATCCACCATATTTTTTATGACAAATCCCAATTCATATGAATAGAAAGAAACTTTATTTGGAGCAACCGCAATGTTTATACAGCTACCAATAAAATAAGGTGTTATGTTGGTGTCTTCTTTTCTGGAAACGTGAATTATGTTTCCAGAAGAAATGTTTTTCATATAAACTTCATAATGTGAATTTATATTAATACCACTTACTAAATTATTAGAAAGGGTAACAAAAACAACGTTGTCATTATCATACCATAATGCTTCGTTTCTGTCTATATTATTGCCAAAAACAGAAGATGTGGATGAAACACGGGTAAATGACGTATCAACAAAATCATATACATACCATCTATTTCCACTTGGATTTTGCGCAGATAAAATCGTATCAGCGGGTATTAAATTTGTTGATGTAGTTAGAAAAAGTATTTTGGAACCATCAGGAGAAAATGCCGCATTGTATACCAATTCGTTTAACGTAGTGTTTGGTGGAAGTGGACAACTACCGTTTCCGCTGTTTATCTGAAATAAATCATTTGTTATTAAGTTTTTACAATATAATTGGTAAGTAGATAGATATGTATCGTTTTGATAGTCATAGTCTTGAACCCAAAAAGCAACTTTAGTGCCATCTGGTGAATAAAACGGATACAAACAAGTTGAATGTATAAGAAGACCATTCTCTTGAATTGAAATAATGTTTAGTGTTTTATCCAATAATACTTGCATTTTACCTTCTCATTTTTGTCTATTTACAATAGGAGTGTTTATGACAGATTTATACCAAAATTTAAACAAACTTACTAGCAATCGTGCAACCCTAGAGTTTTCAGCATTTCCACATTTGAGTTTTACATTACAACGTTATCCTTTACCCGGAATAAATCTTGGGGTCGCCCAACAATCTTCGCCTTTATTTGATAAACCGATTTATGGTGACAAATTATATTTTGGTGACTTATATTTGGAGTTTGCTGTTAGTGAAAACATGCAGAATTGGTATGAGGTATTTAAGTGGATGTGGGGTATAGCCAATCCGTCAGAACATCCTATCAGTGCAGAATTCACATATGTTGACGCAGCAATGACAATATACACCAGCCATAATAATCCAATGATGAAGGTTACATTTATGGATGTGGTTCCTGTCTCTTTGGGTGAACTTGATTTTAGTGAACAAACATCAGAAACTATGGAAATATACAGCATGTTGATATTGAAATATCAACGTTACGAAATAGAGTTTTATGACGTTTGACTTTGTATGTTTTTTATGGTACAATTCGGAGTGAAATTATGAATGATTTATATGCTATTTTGATTGTTGGGATGACAGTGTTAGTTCCGGGTTTACCATTGTTGGTTAGCTGTTATTATCACTATTATAGTAAATGTTTGAAATGAAGGATTGAAATGTTATTAGAAGATATAGAAAAGCAATGGGCGGAAGACGTTGAAATTAATCCTCTTAAATTGGACTCTGAAAGTCTAAAGATACCAAAACTACATGCTAAGTATTACAAAATACTTGTGCATGAAAAAATGGTTTTGATAAAGCTGAAAACAAAACTAGAAGAAAAGGAACATGTTTTAGAACAGTTTTATAATAAAACACTAACGATTGAAGAATTGAATCATTATAATCTTCCTCTAGTTCAGGATAAAAAAGTAATGCGACAGGACATACCAACTGTTATTGCCAATAGACCTGACGTGATAGAATTAAAAACAAAGGTGGGGGTTCAACACATAAAAATTGAATTCCTAGAATCTATTTTAAAAAGCATTCAAGGAAGAAACTGGAATATCAGGGACGCAATTGAGTGGAGAAAGTTTGAAAATGGGTCATACTAATAAGAAGGGCTGCTGTGGTGCATGCCCTTTTGCTTTTACGGATGAATCGGAATACGTACAGGGTCTTGGTTGTCTTCCAGAACCATATGACATTAAGAAGATGAAGGAAGAAAGTGGGCATAATTGGGCATGTCATGAAGATGAAACTAAGATATGCACCGGATATGTACTTCACGCTAAAAAATATTGGCCACACCATGATGTAAAAAGTGGTGGTCTTATATCTTATACCAATTGGCATCAATTTGGCCCAGAAGAAGCCATGAGACTAGCTGGTTTACAAAACAATACACAAGAATAATTGTATTCAAATATATTTTATTGTATAATTTAATTTTTAGGAGAACAACATGTTCAAATGGTCATTTGATGTTCTTAATTGCAGCCCTAAAAGGGTATATGAAGAATACAGTGCATATAAAGTTTTCAATTTTAAACGTTGCTATGAAACAATCGACAGATATGCTACAAAAGACATGTATGTTGAAGTTGGTATACTCGAAGATTGGCATTCTACCAGTGATATATTGGTTGAAAATGGCGTGTTAAATGAAAATGTAGATTTTCAACAATGGTCTACACGTGGGACGCCAGCAATGAAAATTAATGGTTCTGTTGTACCATGTTTTATATATTCTAACGGTACTGCGTATAATAGAAATTATTCATATTGGAAAGCTGCCGCTAAAGTTAGATTGGAAATGTTAGACCGAAAGGTGTTTGAATGAAGGTTATTAAGAAGTACACACAAGAAAATATTGAAGACTTGTTTTTACGAGCATGTAAGAGCAAATATAGCATGCATAAAGTTGAAATGGTCTATCGTCGTTTTTACTCAAAGCAACCAATTCGTTATAAGATGTTGGCAAATATACTGTCACGATTGATAGACAACCGTTTGACCATCACGATTGATCGTCTTGAACTTATAGATGACATTCGACCGCATAAAATCAGCTTGAAGCAAGATAACCGTGAAGTAAGTGATGAAAGCTATTATGAGCAAGTATGTTTATTTTTCGTCAATAAGATAACATTGGCTGAAATACATCAAGTAAAGGATTATAAAATACCAGCTTATTGGAGAAATTATGAAAAATACGAAGCTTTGTTATCCATTAAAAGTAATTAATCTTTGGGGCGGCCCCGGATCGGGAAAATCTACTACAGCAGCAGGTCTTTTTCATTTAATGAAAAAGAAACATTATGATGTTGAGTTGATTACAGAATATGCAAAAGACATGGTTTGGGAAAGACAACACCCTGACCATTTCACGAATCAAGTTTATATTTCCGCAACCCAGAATAATAAACAACTGAACTTGGTTTCACATAATGTTGAATATTGTATTACTGACAGTCCAGTATTAATGTCTGCTTTGTATAGACCAAAAAACTATTACAAGAACTTTCTCCCTTTGTTGTTGGAAATGCACCATTCATACCAAAATATCAACTTTTTCTTACAACGTGATTTTGAATATGTTGAAAAAGGAAGAAACAAAACCGAAAAACAAGCACAGAAACTTTCAAATAAAATTTTAAAGTTTTTGGATAAACACAACATAGAGTATCATATCATCAAAACAGATTATGATACATCCAATAAAATATTTGAGATTATTAATGCAAAAAATTGATTGCTGGGAAATATGTGGTATACTAAACAGTGGAAGTCCTCATGAGGACTTCTATACATGTATCCCGTCAAAAGCAAATCATTTACACATCAATGGTACAATTATTGATGGAGACAATGAAATTATTCATTTAATTGGTACAATTTTTGAATTGATAGAAACAGAAAACAACCACATAATCCGTGTAGATAACGACGAAAAATATATTTTGGGCGATGTTAGTGATCGTTATGAATATGAACTTGGTTATGCGAATGGCGGAATTTTAAAAGAACTTATAGAAGTTTGTAAAAAGAAAGGTATGTATAAATGCAAATTATAAATGATTGGGTGTTATTTGAACAAACCATGCCATATGAGCTTGTGGCACCAACGCAAATACCGTTTCGTGTTTATGGTAAAATAAGTTCATATTGGGATGTTCCTGTGTCATTTAAACAAAAACCTATTGACTTTGTTGAAGAAGGTGAAATAATGACAACCACTATTGTAAAAATTCTTTATGAAAACGGCAATGCTTTTTTTGTTACTAATGATGGTTATTATTTCGTCATTGGGAAAGTTAATAAAGAATATAATAAGAAGTATCACTCTGCATATATTACACTTTTCGACAAAATGCAGGAAGCAGGATTATGTGAACATGTATGGACGGTGCCGGAAACCTTGTGGGATAAAAAGTTTGCAGAAAGCGTAACATTATCTCTTATGTGGTATGATGGATATATTTCATTTTTATCGGAAAGTGATGGAAAGCACTATTACTTTAATCTATGCGATGCGGAACCTGCGGGAAATGAACAATATTATCGTGTTTATAAAGGATTTGAAGTATCAGAAGATTTAATTAAAAAAATTAAATTAATGTATTCTTCACCAAATGAAAACTTACTAGGTGACGTTGAAAAATTAATACATGAAAATGGCATGAAGGTGGTTACATATACAAAATGGTGAAACTTATTTCACCATGTATTGTTGATTATTCATACACCATATAGCATAAGCATCTACCATATCCGATACAGGGTTCCCTACATCATTTGGTTCTGATGGGTCGCCTATAGCCATATGAATATCATATGGACAAATCTTTTTAAATGAAAGAAACATCATACCTTTGTTAGAATTACCGCTTCCTGTAAAATATTTTTTTATCTGGGTTGGTGCCAATACATCATAAGGTATGTCATTTTTATACATCTTATATTTCAATACTTCTGTATTTTCAGCAATTTGAAATACTTGACCGGCAGAACTGCCATATGCATATCCCTCCATCATAACATGATCAACTTTTTCAGTTTTAAGTATTTCCATGAATAGTTCTGAAAGACGATCATATCTTTCCTGATCTGTTTTCCACAACGGATATGTCAACAAAGTTATTTGTGATTTATTTGAATAATGTCTTTTTTTAGTTGCAAATGAATAAAATTTAAGGTCATCAAAAGACGACCCTACCTTTCCAATAACTAAAGCTGGACATGTTATAGAATAATCTATACCAGCTAAAATCATTTTATTCCCCTGTGTTATTTAAATTATGTAACAAGTTAGTATGACGTTGTTGTTCTGCCTCACCTTTAACTTGATGTCTAATTGCAGATGCTAGGTTTCCATTGGTCGCATGTTGTTTCGCCATAGAAAAATGGTACTGAGCTAGATGGTGACTTACTTCTGCGTGTGCATTGTTAATTATATTCTGGTGCCTTAGCTGTTTTTCAGTGTCACCGTTTTCATGATGAAAACGCACCATGTCTTTACTATGGTTTATAATATGACCGTACATCTTTGCAGCAGCTATATGATGTTCTGGGCTTCCCACGGGATGACTGTCCATTTCAACTTTACTAGCATGCATATTGCGCATATCATTGAAATCTTCATCCAACCCCTGTGCAAAAAACTTGTATGAGCTTCTTTCTAAAGGGTTTAAGTTTATTTCATTTTCAATATCATTAAAATCGACATTATCAGGTTTAACTACGTTAGTTTCCATCATTAGTCCTCAATCTCTATATCCAATTCTTCTCCGCAATACGGACAATAGTGTATGTTGTAATCGGAATGTAATTCCTTTATTTTAAATTCTGATTCGCAAGATATGCAAATTATTTCCACGTTTTTTTCTCCGATAAAGTCCATTTATATCTCCATAATAAAAAAGAAGATATTATATCTTCTATATACAAAATAAAATAAAAAGCCAATGTTTTAGCATTGGCTTTTTTGTTTACACACGTTTTACTAATTCAGGGTTTGTATCGTATTGTTTTTCAATGGCTCTTACCCATGCCCCGCAAAGACCAGAACGAACAATATCATCAGAATCAAACTCGGCGATGCCAGTCAATTCACCCAATGATTTATATTTGTTAACCATACGCAAGGCCCATTCAAGACCATTTGATGTTCCAATATCTGATTGACGTATATCACCATCTATAACAACTTTTGAGTTTTCACCAGTACGTGTTACAAATGCAGTCATTTCTTTAACAGTAGTGTTTTGTGCTTCTGTTAAAAGAATCAATGAATTGTTCAATGATCTACCACGAATAACTTCAAAAGGAACAATTTCTATATCACCATTTTTCAAGGCGATGCCGTATGCTTCTGGCCCCATATGCATTTTTAAAATATTAATTGTTTCAGCCAACCACACACTCATTTTTTCTTCTAATGTTCCGGGGAAGAAACCAATTGACGTTTCAACAGCAACAGTGGGTCTTGTTATAATTATTTTATCATAATTACCCTTGATAAACTCATGCGCAGCAAAAGTTGTTGTCACATAAGTTTTACCAGTACCAGCAGGCCCATAAACCAATACTTGATCGTAGGTTTCTAATGCGTGTATCAAATTATATTGTGCTTCTGTTTTCGCTTGCAATGGTTTCAAGCTTGATATTTTATTTTGGTGGTGGCGCTCGGCCTTTTGGTGGGTGGGTTGTTCTTGAACAGCGGTTTTACGTTGTTTACGCTCTAACCTTGCAAGTTGGCGAGGGGTTAGATAATCGCTGATATCACTTATGTTTTCTTCTGTTATCACACGCTTGTTACGCATAATGCATTCCTTTGTTAATGGTTAATATAAAACTCTACTCTCCAATTATTTTCTAAATTGGAATTGTTGTGTTTGGTTCAATGTACTTGCCAATTGCGAGGCCATACTCATAAGTCTTCTGGAAGTTTGAACGTCTCCTTTTAATAGATATACGTTTGACAATGATTTGAGATGAAGATATAGACTTTGATAGCTGGTTTGAATGATTTGTTGAAAATCATCTTGTGTATTGATATTGCGAATGTCGGTCATGACCGTTTCTGAAAGAGTTTTAATTCCTAAAAAGTCGTTATAACTTATCATAAAATCCCCGTGTAAAAAGTTCATGTAGATATATGTGTAACGTCTACATGTTTTTATTTACGTTACCAACAAATATATTTTCACACATAAAGGAACAGAATTGAATGAGTATTGTACATTTAGAATCAATTAACGAATCTTTTGTTAGATTGAATACTGACGTTTCCATTTTGAGGGAACTTTCCACTAAGTTTTCTTTCAGAGTAGAAGGTTATCAATTCATGACACGCTATAAAGCTGGTGTATGGGATGGTTATATCCGACCAATCAACACAAAAAACGGATACTGTCCAAAAGGTATTGTGCCAAAGGTAATTCAGTATTTGAAAGACAACGATTATCAGTTTACTTTAGATGAAGGATTCTCACGCTTCAAAGAAAAAATAAAGTTTGATTACAAAACGCTACAACTTCCTCATGAGCCACATGATTACCAATTAAACGCTTTGGAAATATTCACTAGCAAAAAACGCCAAGTTATTCTTAGCGCCACTGGTTCTGGTAAGTCAATGACAATTTACATGATGATTCATTCTATTCTTGACTATATGGAAGAAGACAGAAAAATATTGATATTGGTTCCCACAGTGGGCCTTGTAACACAGCTTTTCAACGACTTTAAAGATTACTCAGTCAACAATAAATGGGATGTTGATGGAAGTGTGCACATGATCATGGGCGGAAAAGATAAAAATTCTTCAAAAAAGATTTATATCAGCACTTGGCAAAGCATTTATAACATCAAAGATAACGACTATTTTGAGCGTTTTGAAGCTATCATTGCCGATGAATGTCATACCTGTGCGGCAGCATCGTTATCAGCCATCATGGAACGCTCTATAAACGCATTCTACCGTGTTGGAGTGTCCGGGACACTCGACGGGTCACTTATAGCTGAAACGGCCCTTATAGGCCATTTTGGGCCTATTAGAAGGGTGTCTTCTACTAGTGATCTAATCGAAAGAAATATATTGGCAAAATTGAAAATATTTTTGTTGACTTTAAAGTATCCAGATGATATCGTAAAAGAGACAAAGTATTTTGATTATGCTGCGGAAATGGATTGGATTGTCCGCAATGATTACCGTAATAGATACATTAGTAAGTTGGCAAAATCATTAAATGGAAATACACTTATACTTATTCAATATATTGAAAAACAGGGTCGTGTTTTAGAACAAATGTTAAAAGAAACATGCCCTGATAAACAAGTCTATTTTGTTTATGGGGGAACTGATGCTGATGATCGTGAATCTGTTCGTAAAATTGCTGAATCACATTCGAATGTGATAATTTTGGCATCGTATCCTGTTTTCCAAGCTGGTGTCAATATTCGTAACTTACCAAATTTGATTTTGGGGTCGCCAACAAAATCTGTTATTAGATTGCTACAATCAATTGGCCGTGGGTTGAGAAAACACGATGATAAAGAATATTGCCGTGTCTTTGATATTGCCGACGATTTGCGTGGCAGTCGCAAAAAACTTAATTATACACTTAAACATTGTTTAGAACGTTTGAAAATATATCAAAACGAAGGATTCGATGTTATTGAAAAAACAATTAATACAAAATAAAGGAAATATATGAGTCTATTTTTATCTTTAACCCATGACGAACTTCAAGAGAATTTCAAAACGTCAATATTGTGTGTTTTAACACTGGTCAACTCAGACACTATCATATGCAATGCAAAAGAAATCCGGAGAAAAAACGATATTGTTTAACCCGGTTTTAATGGAGGGTTATGTTGATGAAAACCAAGTTTTCCAATACTTCTTCAAACCTATATGCATGGCTTCAAAAGATAATTTCACTGTTATTGATAGTAGTAAAATATTATATGCATCATCAATTGATGCTAGTTTTAAAGCAGATTATATTGAATATCAAAAAACACGCATTCAAAAACAACTTGATGCAAAGGCTGAAAGTGAAAAAATGAATGTGGATGATACAGATTCTTCAAATGTTGTGCAGTTAAATAAACGACAATTACACTAAAAGAAAAAGGAGCTTATGCTCCTTTTTTTACGTGAATCCTAAAACCAAGCAATCTACGTTTACGTGCAATACGATGGGCAATTTGTTGCGCATGCTCTTTATTAATTGCATAATTTATCTTGAACTTTTTCTTAACACGTTTCCTATCACCACGTTTCACATGAGAATATTCCACCTCAAACGAATCATGAAAGCTTTCAGACATTGGTGGTGTAGGAATTGGATGATGTAATTCACCACTACCAAACTTTCTAATATATTCATCACGAGACGAAACATGTAAGTTTTCTGGGTCTACATGATGAGCCTTTGGATTGTCATGAAAAAAATGCTTTTGCATGTTGGCAATAGCATGTTTTAAAACCGTAGCGTTTTTATGTCTGAAAAAAACTTTACCATGACTATCATGCACGATATAATCAGCATTGACTGCACCTACGTCTTCAAACAATTTAATTTCATCTAATTTATTTTCTATAGACTCATACAAAACATGTTTTGATTTAGTTGGCTCAGTTTTCTTACCAAAATCACGAGCAAATGGAGATATATGATAAGTAGCTACCATATGTTTATGCTCAGTCGATTCCGCCGATGTAATTAAATCGCCTCCGGGATGAACCATAACAAAATGATATGGGTCATGACGTATAACAGTTGATTTTGGATTAATATCACGCAATTTAGCCTCCAATTTACGGGAGGCTAACTCAGCGGGTTCATCATGTTTATATTCTGAGAAAAAACGACCGTTTTCCATATCAGAAAGTTCTTTATATGAGGTTGCGGACTCATTTAGATTGACTAAAATATCTAGAATATTCATATCCGTTTCCTACTCCAATATATTATTGCGGGGTATATGTTATGGTTTGATAGTAATAAGAAGAACCGCCAATTTTTGAAATGACGACCCCACCAACAACATCCCAACCATCAGTTGTAAAAACATTAACCTTGGTAACTAAATCATCTAATGTTGCAATTGCTGTTGCCGAGCTTCCACCACCACCAGTAATAGTAACAGTTGGGGTAGCCGAATATCCCTTACCGGAATCTAACATTACGATAGAGACAACACTACCATCTTCAATAACTGCAAATGCGGATGCCCCGTGGCCGGTAGTATCTCCGTTTGCAGGGGTAATGGTAACAGTTGGCACCGAAGTATAACCACTGCCAGCTTGGTCTACAGCGATACTTTCAACACCACCATTTGTCAAGTTTCTTGACGAAATAACTTTATAATCCATTTTTTAACCTTCCTTTTTCATTTTAATAATATCTTCTGGGGATAATGTTTTTTCAACTTTTATAGCGTGATCCATATTATAATTTGGTGCCCACATATGGCGCTTAGGGTTGTTAACATTGTTTATGTCATGGTATCCGACCATATCACCAACGGATATATTTTTATTGGTTGTATCCATTTCATGTACACTTTTTGGTATCATTGTATAGTATCTTCCCTTCGGAGAAACTTTAACATTTGGTAATTTTTTAACATCTTCTTCCGCACCAGCAGGAACATGTAATAATGCATAATGGTCATTCTTCTCTTGGTGTGCTGTTTTTCTTGCACCAACAAACTCAGCATCCACGCCCGGTAATACTTTACTCATGACACTCTTTCTATATTTTGGCAATTCACGACTTCTGTAATCTTCATCTGAAATAACTTCTGAATCGTCATGTGATGAATGATAAGAAGGGAATAAAGCATTTGCCTTATCATGGTCATCTTTTGTTACTGGAACTGCATAAGTATGTTCACCAACCTTGATACCTTCATGTGCTGGGGTGTCAAGTGGTGTATGCGACTTCACAACCAAATAATGATCTTTTTTAGGAGGTGTATACGCAGGGTATGATTTAGATGGGCGGCGCATTACTTCGTCATTTTCACGTTCCTTTTCACCATGCCACAAATGAGGCATGTAATGGCTGTTATATCGGTTTCCAAATTTTGCTTCCGATAAACTTTTACCCTCTGACACTGGTTGTTCTACATTTTCTTTAGCTTTAGAACGATTTGATGGACGTTCTACCAATATGACATGTTTACCTTGTTTATTTGAATGGACAATTGCTATTTCATTTCCATTCGAAGAAATCATTTTGAACTCATCATTGTTAATACGTGAAAAAGAAGATTTTGGGTATTTTCTCTTCATGATTGACTCTATATCACGTGAGTTTTGATCTGGTGCAACTACAACATAACGATTTTTTCCATCATTTAAATCTAAATCATTAACGGAATCTTCCCCACCGGAATATACTTGATCCCCGGTAGAATCGTTATCGGTGAAATCAGGTCTAACCCCATAATATGAACGGCTCTTTTTTTCATCTGACTTTGATAATGTTACATCGTTTTCCATATTACTTACCTTCAATTGGTTTACTGTATTTATATTACTTCTTTTTTTACAGGAATAAAAAAAGAGTCCGAAGACTCTTTTTTATTAAATCACACTAATATTGCTATTAGGATGCAGCACCTGCCAAGTTTTCGATACGAACACGGCGGTAGTAGACGTTTGCGTTAGCAGTCAATGCACCGTTGGAAACAGCGTTTCCGTTCACGTCGATATTAGCAAATGGGTTGCTTGCCAAACCGTAACGGGTTTTAAAACCAATCTTAGGTTGGAAGCTATCTTCACTAACAGCTTTGTAAAGTTGCAATGGGATGTATGGGCAGTAGTAGATACCTGCGTCATATTGGTTAGCACCCTTGTAACCGACAACGTAGAAGTTACCAACTGCGTATGGGTCGATATAAACACGATACTTACCGTTCAACACACCAGCGAATGTATTACCAGTATCATCAATTTGCAAGTCAGTAGACAATGCAGGTTGATAATCCAACATACCGGACATTGCAAGAGCAGAAGCTACGTCAGACGAACAGATAATGAAATTACCTTTACCGTTACGAGTTTCTTTAGCGATTGCGTTAGCATCACGGTCGATCTGGAACAACATACCTTGGAATTTTTCTTTTGACCAACGACCGTTAGAGTCAGTGTCAAGGTCGAAAATACCGGGTGTTGACAAATCAGTGTTTTGTGCACCAACCTTAGCAGTAACATAAATTGTACGAATAACTTCACGGTTCAAATCAGCCAACAATTGTGCGGACAAAATGTTTGCCAATTCAGTTTCAGCGTCAAGACCATGAATCTGCTTCAAATCTTGTGCCAATTCAACAGTATAAGTTGCCTTCAATGCACGGGTCTTTGTCTGAACAGTGAACGAATCAATGTCGAAGCCCATTTCACCGAATGCATCACCTGTATCTGTACCCAAAGCTTCACCAGTAGCAGTTGCCATACCAGTACCAGAAGTATATGTTCCGGGAACGCCAAGGTTAAGAACAGATGGATCAGTACCACCATGAGAACCAGTACCAGAGAATGCAGTATTAGCTTCACGATAGAAAGCATCAGTACGAGTTGCACCAGCGATGTATTTTGGCTTGTAAGCGAAAACCAAACCAGATGGGCCAGTCAAAGGCTGAACACCACAAACATCATAAGCGATCAAGTTTGGCATAGAACGACGAACCAAATTAATCAAGATTGGGTCATATTTTGCGACATTTGCAGTTACGTTGCTTGCAGCAGCATCTTCATTCAAAGTACCACCGAATGCATCAACAGCAGTCGAATTTTTTAGTTGGTTTTCCAACAAGGTAGCTGTAGTCTTACGACGGTGAGCATCCTTAATCTTAGGATAGTCACTGTGTTCAAGAACCGCTTGCCACTTTTGAACTAAATCAGTCATTTCGATTTCCTCTATAATTTTAAAAATTTGTTTAATCTTATTTATTTACTGACAAAAAAAGTTTTGAAAATTTTTCGTTTTGTAAACAATAAGTTGTTATACTTTTATTTACTGTAAAAAAATTATTTTTTAATTTTTTATCATTTTCGGTGATTTTAGTGAAAATTAATTCACTAAAATCCATGTATTAATTACGATGTACGGTTAATACGGCTAATTTTCTTAGCGATTTCTTCGATTTCGTTACCAACACTTTCAGTCAAAGGCTTAGCTGGCTGAGAAACAGTGTCTTCGGAAATAGGCTTAGCAGGTGCAGCAGCTTGGGCCAAACTAGAAACTGCAATATCAACACGAGCACGGAACGAGTCTGCATCAGAGAATGCAACGCTTTCCATCAACCCACGAATCTTTTCTGCTTTAACAGCACTAACATTTTTCAATGCAGATTCAAGAATTGCGTTCTTCTTATATGTATTAACTTCTTCTGCAAGAGCAGCAGATTTTGCCTTTTCTTCATCCAATTGAGAAAGAATTTCGTCGCCTTTCTTAACAGCAGCTTCATAAAGGTCAACCTTATCCTTTGGCAATTCAACATAATGAGATTCAAGCAAACCTTTCAAGCCATCCATGAACGATTCAGCGATACGGGTACGTGCGCCAAGTTCAAGTGCCAACTTGTTTTCTTCTGCCCATTCGTTAACAACGACAGACAAATACTCATTGATAGAAGCTTGTTGAGCTTGTTGGAAGTTTTCCAATTCCTGAGCAATGTAAGTTTCAGCAGCTTCGGAAATAGCCAACAAATGCTTCTTACCTGCGGAAGTAACAGCAGCTTCGAAAATGTCAGTTGCCTTGCTAGTGAAATCTTCATTCAAGCCTTGCGATTCAAACATAGAACCCAATTCAGACTTCAATTGTACTTCATAAATTGATTCTGCCATCAACTTGCCGATAACCTTGTCCAAAATACCGTTAACGGAATCTTCGGAAACAACACCGTTGATACGATCTTGAATGTCATCAACACTAGTGATATCACCACCTGTAGACGCAGGAAGATTAGGATCATTGATAAAATCCTTTTCGTCCAAACCACCATCACCAGACACAACATTACCTGTTTCGTTTGCAGGATAAGGTTCTACTGGTGCAGGTGGGGCAGCTTGGAAATCTTGAGGTTCCAAGGTGACAGGTGCAACTTGACCGACATCAGTGTTATCTGCTGGACGGTATGCTGCCTCTGACATAGTTGTTAAAATTTCTTTAATGGTTTTCATTTTCCACTCCAATAATTGTGAATATTTTTAAAATGTTGTTTTATCTATTTATATAGTTCAACATTCTGTAGTTCTTTTTATTTAATGGTTCAAAAATTTTATGAGCCATTAATACATGATTTCATTAGTTTATTCCATGCTTCCAATTTAGCCTCTTGAAGATTTCTCGAAGATGCATTTTTTATTGAACGGCGGATTTCTTCGGCTATTGCAACATCAGGGTCAGATGTGTCCCATGCAATAGTTCCTTCCATTAAACCATCAACAAATGCTTCTGGTGCAGATGGGTCATATACAATGTCAATAGCACGTAAAATAAGACCGGGATTAACTTGATTTACACCATCACCACGTTCACGTACAGAACCGTCAGCACGAGAAGAAACAGCCAATTGTACGCCGCCTTCTAACAAAGCTTGTGCGATTTTCCCACAAGGGGTATCAAGCACTTTTGCCTTACCGATATAATAATTACCATCAATCTTTATTTCTTCTGTTAAGTGAGAAATACGATCAGGATTGATTTTCGTGGTGTCTGGATGTGTTAATTCGCCTACGGCACGTCTCTTATTAACAAACTGTGTAATATAAGTGTTTGTCGCAGCATCAAGAATATCTTTTGGGTACATGCGATTGTTTCTATTAACAATGTTCGCCTGCATGAAGATACCTTTTATGTACCAATACTTTTTACCGTTAACTGTCTCGCTCAATATTTCAGTATCTTCGAAAAGTTGATCATGAAACGGCAATATGTTACTTTTACTAATCATTTAAAATACCCCAATTCACTATTTCTACGTTGTATAGAACGCATGCGTTTGCGTATGATCATAGACATTTTCATTTGACGCTTTCTTGCAGCACGTTTAGCAGCACGTTTACGATTTATAATCTCACGTGGTTGCATCTTAATAACTTGCCCACCGGGCATTAATTTATATCCCTTCCCCATAACATCAACACGCTTGTTCATCTGCAAGCTTCCGTTACGTACACGATTGACAATAGCAATACGCCCCATACGTCTTTCAAATGGATGAGGACGATGAGTCATGTTCTCATCAAGAGATTCGGTAATAATTTCATCAGTTGTCATTTCACCCAACATCGAAGCTGTTTTTTCTAATGCCAAGCGGTCAAGTGATTCTTTTAACATAGTCTTAACAATATTAGTCATGACTAACTCCCTGTAAAATTGGTTGAACTGTATTAGTAAAATCGTCTATATCATCAAAACCAGCATCCATCTTGTCGATAAATGATGGGTTTGACATAAGAACTTCTGCAATATCAGGTGACATTACTACGTATGAGCCATCTTTATTAACAACAACCAAATCATTTTCAGAAATACCGTCTTCTGACATTTCATCATCTGTTATATCATCTGGCGCTGGCGTATATTCAAAGTCATCGTCGTCATCTTCAATATCATCGGCATTGATATTTTCTATATCACTGGTATCAACATCAGGAATATCCATGTCATCAACAGGAACATCACTATCATTTGAAGGTGAAACGATATCAAAAACATCATCCAAATCGTCGTCTGTTATATTGTAATCCATTTATTTTTCCTCTTATTGCCAAGGATTATGTTCGCCAGACCAATCCTGATTTTCATTGGCATCTTCCAAATCATCATCGTCGTTGACGTTATTATATGGCAAATCAAATTGGTCATTGCTTTGTTTAAAATTAGTGTAGTAATAATCATACGGCATCAATTTAGCAGGTCTTTGGCTTCCACTAGTATCTACGTCCTGAGAATTGAAATCCGAGTTCAATTCAGGTGCAAACCATTTCGCCTTTAACCATCCATCTTGGCTACGGTATTCTGGATCATCGTTCCAGTTTTCTTCATCTTCACGTCTTTCATATTGAGCAAGCATTTTTTCAACTTGTCTACGTGTCAATGGGTAACTCGATTGATCAGGGGCCATACGCATTTCTAATAAATTACCAGAAGACAATTTATCAATTAGCTTTTCATTCATGATCAATTTAACAAAATCTTTATTAGGGATTTTCATTTATAACTCCTTAAAACATAAGAATATTTATAACATTTCATTTTTATGGCAAATTGATATTATTGTCAAAATATGCAATTGCTGCATCAAAATATGCTTCCAAATCAGTTTTCAACGCATATTGCACATGGGGGTTTGAACCATTAATGTGAGTGACCATTACCGCCGAAGCCTCACCAACAGGGTCGGCCCCTACCATAGCTGCGGTGTAATCACCTGTTTGTGCATATATATTGGGGCCAATACGTCCAAACACCGTTTGAACATCAGTGCTTACTGGCATTGGCATTGGCATGCCATAAATTGCTGAATTAAACATAATTACCCCAAAAGTTTATATTATTTATTGTTGCATTTGATCTTGCTCTTGTTGCATTTGTTGTGCAACAGCAATGTAATTTGACGCATCTATTCCTTGTTTCCCCAATATATCAGTTAATGATGAATCGGATTCTGCTTGTAACTGTGCAGTCAATTGTTGTTCATTAATTCTATTCTGAATATTTTCTTGACGATATTGTGCTGCTTGTTTTTTCAATTCCGCTGCAACTTCTTCTGTTACGTGTAAGACATTGGTATAAACATAATCAGGGCCATAATATTTTCCAACAAAAGCATCTGCTGCCCCAATCATATTCAAACGACCTTGTAAAATTTCATTTTCTACAGATTCTTTGAAATAGTTGTCAACGGTAAAATCAAAATACAAATTGTCACGGAATTCTTCCCAATCATCTAATCCAATTATTCCTTTTAATACTAACTGTCGTTTCAACAATTCAGCAAAAAGCTTTGAGAATTGAATACGCAAACGTTGAATATAATTAAAGAAGCGTAATTCATCACGAGTAATTTCAGAACCATGTGTATACAAGGAACCTTGTTGAAAACGGGACGCTGGAACTTTTAATGCATCCCACAATTGAGTTTTGAAATAATCCAATTGACTAGTATTGTCGAAAGAGTCACCACCGGGCAATGTATCAATTTCTGTGCCACGGCTACCACCTTGACGGGGTATGAAAAAGTCTTCATTCATTGACATGAATCGTTTTTCGTTTTTCACTTTGCCGGTAACGGGGTCATAAAGAATTTTTGTACGGTACTTGTCAGCGATTTCTTTGATATATTGGTCAATTTTTGCTTTAGGAAGATTACCAACGTCGATATAGAATATTCTACGTTCGGGCGCACGTGTAAGCATATAGATAATCCCGCTTTCTTCTAACATACGCATGGAATTAGTAGTACGTATAGCAGTTTCCAAAGCGGATACCATGAAACCACGATCAGCGTCATAAATCCCTGAATTACATTGAACAACTGATTCCGGTGTTAATGTAATAGTAGTGGAAGTTGCGCCACCCGCCGTCGATGCACTTTGATCTATTCCGTTTTCATTAAAGATATAAAACTCTTTTATATTCCTGACAATTGGATGGCCATTTTGTATATCACGATTTATTTCACGTATTTTCTTTATTTTCGTTGGTTCAACATATTGTAATTGTTGAATACCGTACTGAGGATTGTTTTCATCAATAGAAACCAAATAATTAATACGGCCATCAACATACCAGCGTTTAGCAACTGTATGAGCGTCAGTGTTGAAATCTAATAACCCAAGAATTGTTTTAAACTCTTTATTAATTACTTCTTTCAACTCCAACGAAATATCAATGGCATCCATATTCAAAGTAACAGCCGGTTTTTGATGTTCCATCACAACCATTTCACAAATTATTTCTTCTACTGCTAAATCAACTTCTGCCTGTCTTGCTATATCTCTATATTGAGCAATCGCATCGTTTTCTGTTTTAACCATTGATGTTATTTGTAATGATGTCGCCATAGGCGTCATGAAACCACCAGAATAAAGGTCTACAGAAGGATCGTTTAGACTTGGCGCAATGTATTGCGTAACACCACTTGCAGAGTTTTTATCGGCAGAGCCAAAGCTAAAGCCAAAAATTTTAAATTGCATATTTTAATCCTGATATATTGTTTCTAATTTTATATAGCAAAAAAGCCGCAGGGCGGCTTTTTTGAATCAATGGTCTGATTAAACTTTTAGCTTATGTGTTCTGATTTTGTACTTACCTTGTACAGCTTGTACCTTATCAACTAAACCATCTTTTCTAACATGTGTTAAACAGTGACCCTCATGAAGTATGATTGACCCACCATAACGATTTGTTAATGCGGTTGAAATTTGTTGAAGTGCTTCATCTAAATTTTCAACTTGGTGTGGGTATTCGATATATGCTGATTCATCTAATTTAGAATCTTTGTGAGATTCATCGTCATCACATTTTTCTTCAAGTTCCGTTTTAATCATGTCATTTTGATCATTAACAACATCAACCGCAGGTGCCATTGTTGTATCAATCGGTGTATCAATTGCAGCGGCTATGTCAGCATCTGGTGCAGGTTGAACATCAATATTATCATCAACTGTAGGTGCTGGTTGTGCATCTGATACCAAATCAGCAATGTCTAAATCATTGTCAGTATCGTTGTTTGTGTCATCTTGACCATTTTCAACAAATGGTACAATTTCACCAACTGGCAACACAACAGAGTTTGCATCTTGTTCGGAAGTATCGCCATCACAACCATTATCCGAAACTGGTTCTGGATTAGGCGTTATATTATCGTCACTTTGATTAACTGGTATATCAGTAGATAAACCACCAACATAATGGTCAGAATCAGTAGACACAACAATATGACATGATGGGCATGTATTTCCATCATCATCAGTATCATTAGACAAATAGATGAATGCATTTGGACTAATACGCACCAAATGACCATTCAATTGATTGTCAACCATATTACCCATCAAGGTATTTGAAGCATCAGTGGCATTTCCTTGCTGGTGGGGGTATACTGATGATAAAATTGCATTAGTTAAATCCATTATAATTCTCCATTACTCACGTCTTGCCGATGCATCAACATCAGTCAACGAAATTTCATTTTTGTTATACGCATTGAAGTTAGTAGTGAAATAATCATACTTCCAAGTTACTTCGAACATCATCACCTGATCATTAGCCTGCCATGATAATTGGACAGGAGATACAACATATGGGAATGCATTATGAAGAACATATATTTTATCAACCTTACCAGTTTTTGTATAATGAGACACTTTTATGTCACAAACATACTTATCAATAGTTTCGGATGACGTACCATGTTCTTTGAATGTATCAAAGTTTAAGAAAGACATGGAGTTATTCCATGCTTCAAAGGCATTACGGGTTATAAAATCTTCGTCACAATAAATTGCACATGTCCAATCTTCAAACATACGATCACCAGCAACGTTAATGAAACGACCGAAGTAAGGAACAGGAATTGTACCAATAACTGAACCGGGTAGGTCTGCTGCGTTAGTCATATATGTAAAGGAAGACATTGCATTGCCTGAACCTGCTGCTGTGGTGAAAGATGCAGGTGCACTTAACAACTCAATTTGGAATTGGTTTGGACGGGCACCACCATTTTTCAATTGCTTTCTAAATTCATTAGCATTAAATGGCATTTTTGTTATCCTCTTAAATTAAATATCTGTTACATACTATTTAACTTTATTTATATTGAGGTGAAATTATGAATCGCTTTTATTGTGACATCGAATCATATAAAACCATAATACTTCAAGAACTAATATACGAACAGTATTATCTCTCCAACCAAGATGCTGTTGAACATCTCTATATACTCGAAGATCAAATAAAAATATTTTTTCATAAACAAACACCAATACCTAGTGTTTTAAAATGGATCATGACCTACGATACATGTCTTAAATGATTGACAACTGTATAAATACATTGTATAATGTCACAGTTGACATGTAGGAGTAGATCATGATACCAGTTCGCAAAAACAAGTTTGATTTTTCAAATACAGAAAAGTATTACTATAAAGATAGCAAACTTATTACCCACTTTTTTAACGCATTATCCTCTACCTTTCCGCCCGGCGAAGATTTCTTTGTACGAGCAGTTAGGGCGCATCGTAAAAATACTAAAGACGAATTGGAAAAAGATATTTCTGGATTTATTGGTCAAGAAGCATGGCATTCTATGGCGCATAAAACCATGAATCTTTATGCGGAAACTCATAATGTTCCATTAACAAAGATAGAAGATTTTATCAATGTTGCGTTGAAACAAATAGAAAAGAAATTGACAGTTAAACAATGTTTAGCAGTAACAGTTGCACTTGAACACTATACCGCATCAATGGGGATGGAAATACTCAATAACCCTAAATGGTTGTCATCGTTTGATGAACCATACAAGGAATTGATAAAATGGCATTCTTCCGAAGAAATAGAACATCGTCATGTGGCATTCGATGTTTATATGAGAGATTATGCAGACGACTATAAAACTCGTGTCGCTGTCATGATTGGTGCGAGTATAATTTTCTGGGTAGCTATATCAATAATGACTGGAATGCTATATTTCACTGATAAAGATATTGGTGTAAAGGATAAAGTATTTGGTTTATTTCATGGAACCAAAGAATTGTTAGGCCCGTCAGGATTTGTTACCAATATCCTAAAAGACCTTCCAATATTCTTCAAAAGGGATTTCCACCCCAACATGATGTGATTAGACGTATGGTTTACCTTCATGGTCATTCATGGCCATGAACAAACTCCCACCGTTTTCATGAAACTCTTTGACGTGATCTTCAAACCCCTTGTCACCAAGACCGGGGTTTCTAAATCCATTGTTATGAAATACTTTCAAACTGGCAAGTGAAGATACTTGTCCACCAAGATCAGAATGGCGTTGTTTGGCATGTTTCAACAATTTATCCCCAATTCCTTTCCCACGTTTATTTTCATCGACGACAAAATCAACAACCGATTGTTTTCTAGGGGAATATTCTGTTTGATGTTGGACATCAATATAACCGCCATCAGTTATGATTTTTTCACCTTTATCACCAACTAAAGACTTTCCGTATGAAAAGTCTTCATTAAACATTTTCACAAAATGTGTTGTAAATTTCATATATCACCATCTAAATGAGTCATCAGGGTCTTTTTCTTCCCACACACCCTTTTCGCCTTTGAACTTAACGTATGTAGGGGCATTTGTAGTATCTTGGTTATTAACGTATCCAAATGGAATAAGATCATTTTCAATATCTTCATCCGAAAAATCACGCATATGTGGCAATATATTACCATTAGCTAATTCATGAAAATAATTATCCTGTGTCAAAAATGCTAATAACACTAAAGTCATGACCATATCATCATGGTTTCCGGGTTCAGCGGAATAACCATCACCCTTCTTGGAGAATGTTCTCAATTCTTTGATGGTCGCCTCATCACGCAACAACATGGTATTTTGTTCAAGCATTAACTTCAAAACCGAACATCCAAGACGTTTAACCGTGGTGGTGGTGCGCAACCCTATTTCTACACCCCTTCCAAAGCCTGTAGAAAGACGTTTACCGGCCCTTCCGGCAGATTCTGTACTTAGGATGTTCTCGTAGCCGTAATCGTATTGTAGAAGCACAGCGACCTGTTCTCCCAAGTCGTTTGTTTCGACAATAGTGTATGCATTGTTATACATTTTTGCAATACGATAAATCCAACTTGCATAATCGGTTGGGGTTATTTTATTATTACGGAAAATACAAACTTGACGATACGGAACTTCTGTAACATCAAAAACGCTAAATGCAGAATAATCCAACCCTTTACCACGTGAAACGTCACACGTCATAAAATATATTCTGTCTTTTTCTGGTAATTCAAATTGTTTTAAAAAATCATTTGACGTAATGGGTGGGACTGGTAATAATCTACCTAATGTACTTGAGTTTAGAAGTGTACCAGCGGAGCCTAAAAACTCACCTTCATATTCTTGACGAAAACGGTCAAAGTCATAGTTCAAAGCTTTTAATGTGTCTGACTTCCATTTATCGTCACGATTAGGTATTTTATACCAAGGTGCAAAAATAGGCGTAAATCCATTAAGTTCAACTTTTCCAGACTCATCTGGCGTACCATCAGTCGCCCCTTTCCAGAAATCATAGAAATGATTCAAACCATTAGGGGTACTCGTGAACAACATTTTTGTTGTTTTACCAGAAGAAATAGTTGGGAATGTTGATGCGTAAAAATCAGTCCAATTTTCAACGAATGCAGTTTCGTCAATGTATAAGAACGCCATAGACTTACCACGAATGGAACTTGAAGAAGAAGCCGCAGCAATGATTTTAGATTCGTTAGCAAACTCAACAGAACCCTTGTTCCATTCTTTAACCCCTATTTGCATCCAACGGGGAAGATTTTCATACGCCATTTGTATACGGTCTAAAATTTCACGTGCTGAGTCCGCTTTATTGGCAAGTAGACCAATGCGTTTAGCATTATTGAAAATAGCAAAATGCAATAATACAATCGTTGCCACTGTAGTTTTACCTTGTTGACGACCAGTCAATACAATAACACGTCGATTGTTCAATGTAGCTTCAATAATTTCTTTTTGGAAATCATATAATTTAATTGGAATAACACCATAGTCAACACTAACAATCTTAATATATTTTTCAGCCCAATAAACCGGGTCAATAGAACAGCGATATAATTCTTGTATTTGTTCTAGTGTTAATGATTGTTTTGTTCCGGGTAGTTTTAGATTAGGATTACCATTATAACCCAATTCCCCTGTTA